ATTCAGGCTGATGTTGATGATCTTAAAAAGAAATTAGGCGAAGCCGACAAGGTAGTTGAAACAAATGCCAGCAAGATTTCAGAGTTTGGTAAAAAGGCTGCTGCTGCTTTTGCGGTTGCAGCTGCTGCTGCTGTCGCTTATGCCAGCAAATTAGCCATTGATGGGGTCAAATCAGCGATAGAAGATGAACAGGCACAGTTAAGGTTAGCCGCTGCCCTAAAGACCGCCACAGGGGCTACAAATGCCCAAATTGAAGCAACTGAGGATTACATACGATCAACCCAATTAGCCACAGGCATAACCGATAATGATTTAAGAGCATCTTTCCAGAGGTTGTCTGTTTCGACCAAAGATTTAACTCAATCTCAAAAATTGCTTAATCTTGCAATTGATATATCAAAGGGAACTGGAAAAGAGCTTGGCACAGTTGTTGAGGCATTATCAAAAGCCTATGAAGGACAGGATACAAGATTAGTCAGACTTGGCATTGGTATTACCCAAGCCGATGCTAAAGCAATGGATTTTACAGAAACGACCAAAGTATTAACCAACCTTTATGGTGGCGCAGCAGCTGCAAATGCTGAAACATTTCAAGGCAGAATTGACCGATTAAAGCAAGCATTTGAGGAAGCCAAAGAGGAAATTGGATATCGCTTGCTTCCATTTATTGAAAGATTTGTTGATTTAATTGTTAATCAGGTAGTACCTAAATTACAAGAGTTTGCTGCATACTTTGATCCAATTAAGCAAGCCATTAAAGATAACCAAGAAGCATTTGATGCATTCGGTCGATTTGTCACTGATGTAGTTATTCCAATTTTAGTGACTGGATTAGGTGCTGCATTAAAGACTATTGGGGTTATCGCAGGTGGCATCACCGACATCATTGGCAAAGTTATATCTGCAATTCAAACAGCTGTTGATAATGCTATATCAGGAATAAATAGGTTGATAAGTGCCTACAATGCAATTCCAATTTTGCCAAACATTAGTCCGGTAGGTGGAAGTTCAGGTGTATCAACTGCTGCATCCACAGGCGCAACCGCTGCTGCTCAAACTGCCACAGCTGCTCAATTAGCATCAGGTGCTGCTAGGGCTGGCACTACTGTAAATAACATCACAGTTCAAGCCGTAGATTCTGAAGGTGCTGCTAGAGCCGTTGCTAAGGTAATTAACCAAAGTTCATCAAGATCAGTCCCACAACTTTACAACAGCGGCATCACTAGAGCGAGATAATGTCAGTCTTTACGCCTGAATATAAGTTAAGCATTAATGGTGTGGAATACACCAATGTTGCAATTTCTGATATAGCCCATCAGGCAGGTCGTGAGGATATTTATGCTCAACCAACGCCATCTTATATTCAGATTACATTGGTGGCTTTAAACAATGAAAATTACAATTTCCAAATCAATGACGGAATAGCCTTGCAAGTCAAAGACAGCACGAATGCTTTTAAGACTTTATTTGGTGGAAACATTACCGACATCACAACTGAGGTCGCATCAGCAAGCAGCATTGCTGAAACCTTTAGTTATACAATTATTGCTTTAGGTTCATTGGCTAAGTTGCCAAAAGTAATTTATGATGGCACATTGACTCGTGATGATGATGGCGACCAAATGTGGGAATTACTTTCAGAGATATTTTTAAATAACTGGAATGAAGTGCCAGCAGCTGAAACTTGGTCAGGTTATGATCCAACAATTACTTGGGCAAATGCTGAAAATTTAGGACTTGGTGAAATTGATCGTCCAGGAGTTTATGAAATTACAAATCGAGGAGCAAATCCAGATACTGTTTACAACATTGCAAGCCTTATTGCTGATAGTGCATTTGGTGTTTTGTATGAGGACAGCGAAGGTCGCATTGGATATGCCGATGCTTTACACCGACAGAATTACCTTGCCAATAATGGTTACACAGAGATTTCAGCCAATACAGCCTTTGGAGCAGGATTAAAGGTTTTGACTAGGGGTGCAGATGTCCGAAATGACATAATCCTCAATTATGGCAACAACTTTGGGTCACAGGTCAGCACCATAGATTTAGATAGCATTGCAACCTTTGGTTATCGAGGCGAAACCATCAATACAGTATTGCATGATGCTACCGATGCTCAATCTGTATCTGATCGTTATATTGCATTAAGATCCTATCCAAGGGCTTTATTTGACAGTATTACCTTTCCATTGACTAATTCAGCTATTGATGATGCAGACCGAGATGCCTTGCTTGGGATCTTTATTGGTCAGCCAATACGAATAACAGACTTGCCGGTTCAAATAGCCCCATCAGGACAGTTTGAAGGTTATGTGGAAGGCTGGCGTTGGAGCACTAGGTTCAACGAATTATTTTTAACCATAAATCTGAGCCCGATCGAATTTTCTCAAGTTGCAGTTCAATGGGAACAAGTATCAGCCTCAGAGGCTTGGAACACTCTAAGTGGTACACTTACATGGGAAAATGCGATTGGAGCAGTAGCCTAATATGGCAAACACAACGAACTATAATTGGGAAACACCGGACGACACCGATCTGGTTAAGGATGGCGCAGCTGCTATTCGCACGCTTGGTTCATCCATTGATACAACAACAAAAGCTTTAAATCCAGAAACAACTCTTGGCGATATTGCTTATCGATCATCAACAGCAAACACAAACACTCGACTTCCAATTGGAACAAATGGACAGATTTTGGGTGTATCTGCTGGCGTCCCAGCATGGATTAATAACGATCAGGGTGATATAACTGAAGTTGCTGCCGGAACTGGAATTTCGGTTGCATCTGGGACGGGACCAATTCCGACAGTTTCAATTAACACAGCTGTAACTGCTGATTTAACAACTGCACAAACATTAACAAATAAGACTTTGACTTCACCAAAAATTTCATTAGCATATACTGCAAAAACAGATAATTACACAATTGCAGACGGAGATCAAAACGCATTATTTACAATGAATGCTGCTACTGCCAAAACATTTTCAATTCCTACTGATGCAACATTTAATTTTGCAATCGGAACTCAAGTTCACTTTGCTTGGATTACTGGTGCGGGACAGCCATCAATTGCAGCAACGACACCAGCAACAACCACAATTCTTTCAACTGGAGCAACTTCAACTGCACCTAAGTTAAGACTTGCAAATTCAGCTGCAACAGCAATTAAATTGGCAGCAAATTCTTGGTTAGTAGTTGGTGATATTGCTTAATGTCAATTTTAGGAATTATCGCTAGTCAAAATTACCCAAGAACATTTTTTGTTGATTATCTTGTGGTTGCTGGAGGTGCTGGCGGTGGTGGTGCTAATGCTTCCGGAAACAGTTATGCTGGTGGTGGCGGTGGTGCTGGTGGTTTTAGAACTGCTACAAATTTAAATGTCGGCACATCATTTACAGTAACAGTTGGTGGAGGTGGTGCTGGAGGCGGAAGCACCGTAACTGGAACAAATGGTAGTAATTCAGTTCTTGCAACTATTACATCAACAGGTGGTGGCGGTGGTGCTGGCGGTAAATTAGTAGCAGTAAATGGTTCTGATGGTGGATCTGGTGGAGCTTCAACAAATGGTGGCACAGGTGGAGCAGCTTCTCCATCTGGTCAAGGTAATGCCGGTGCGACTTCATCTGTGACTTTTGGTTCATCTGGTGGCGGTGGTGGTGCAAATGCAGCTGGAAGTAATGTAACTAATACCAATGGTGGTGCTGGTGGTAATGGCACAGCAAATTCTTATTCAGGATCATCTGTAACTTATGCCGGTGGCGGTGCTGGTGGAGGTTATGATGCCGGTGGTACAGGTGGTACAGGTGGTACAGGTGGTGGCGGTAATGGTGGCAATGGTGGAACTGGTACTACAACAGCTGGAGCTAATGGAACTACTAACCGAGGTGGTGGCGGAGGCGGTGGCGGTGCAAGCGGAGGCGGTGGCGGTTCAGCAGGTGGTAATGGCGGATCAGGTATTGTGATTTTGCGCTATCCAGATTCAACACCTGCATTAACTTCAATTGGCGGTGGTTTAACTTATAGTACATCTACTAGCGGTGGTTATCGCATTTATCAATTTACAGCAGGAACAGGAACTGTGACGGTCTAATGGCACATTACGCATTCTTAGATGAAAATAATATAGTTACCGAAGTTATTGTTGGTATTGACGAAACTGAGTTAATAGAAGGTTTAGATCCTGAAACTTGGTATGGAAATTTTAGAGGGCAGGTTTGCAAGCGGACTTCATATAACAATAACATCCGCAAACAATATGCAGGTATTGGTTATTCTTACGATCCTATTGCCGATGTATTTATTCAACAACAACCTTATTCATCTTGGACACTAGATCAAAATTTTGATTGGCAATCACCAACTCCAAGACCAAATGGTGATAATTGGAATTGGGATGAAAATACATTAACTTGGATTGAAATTGAAACCTTACTTATCTAAAGCAGCTGTGCAGTTGCGTGAGCAAATTGATGATTCCTTCCCAGAGCGTAGCCGTAAATCTGATGGGTGGATTGGTGATGCTAGACATAGCACACGAAAGAGCGATCACAACCCAGATACAAATGGATGCGTGCGAGCAATTGATATTGACGCTCGGCTTTCTGACGACAAAGGGCTTTCAGCATATTTGGCAGATCAAATTCGATCATACGGGAAAACCAATGGTCGCATCAGTTATGTAATACATCAGTCAAAAATTGCTTCACCGATTCTTGGATGGCGTTGGCGCAAATTTAAGGGTAACCCACACAACCATCACATCCATGTTAGTTTCAAGAAAAATCAAGATAAGAATTCCGATTTTTTTCACATCCCACTACTAGGAGGCAAAGCATGAAACTATCAAACAAACACAAGGCAGCAATTAAGTCATATTTGAGAGCTGTGGCTGCTTCCGGTATTACTGTCGCATTAGCGATTGTTGCTGACATTCATCCAGCTTATGCAACATTGCTTGGAGCAGTTGTAGCACCTATTGCCAAGGCACTAGATCCAAAGTCCGGCACCGAGGCTGATTACGGAATCAATGCGAAATGACGCCAAACGATTGGGTCGCTATCGCCTCTGGCGTATGCGCCGTAACTGCCAGTTTGTTCATGGGTCTGCGTTGGGTTATTAAATCTTATTTAGCAGAACTAAAGCCGAATTCAGGCACAAGCATGAAGGATCAAATTACAAGACTTGAACAGCGTGTCGATGATCTGTTTGTCTTAATCAGTAAGCGATAATTTTTGTTATGGCGAACACACGAAAACCATCTAAACGCAAAAAGATCAATCGTCGTATCGTTCGCCAAACTCCTGAGCCATTAACAAAGATCGATCAACATTACATGGCTCTACACGAATGCTATAAAGCAGCCAGAAAAGCAGGGTTCACGCCTGAGCATGCATTCTGGCTTATGACTGAACAAAAAACTTTTCCAAATTGGATTGTAGGCGATGACGGGATTATTCCTTCCATTGATCCAACTGACGATGAGGATGACGATTAAGCGATACTTAGTAATAAGTGATTTGCAAATTCCTTACCACCATGAAGCAGCTGTAAAGAATGTCATTAAACTTGCAAGGCGTGAAAGATTTGACAGCGTTCTATGCGTTGGCGATGAGATTGACTTTCAAACCATTAGTCGATGGGCTGAGAAAACACCTTTGGCTTATCAACAAACTTTGGATGATGATCGTTCAGCTACTCAGGAAATTCTTTGGGCTCTCACAGAGCACAGCCGAGAGGCTCATATTATCCGCAGTAATCATACTGATCGCCTTTATAACACTTTATTAAAAGTACCGGGGCTTATTAGCCTTCCAGAATTGCAGTACGCCAAGTTCATGGATTTTGAATCTATGGGCATTACCTTTCATAAGACATTTTTTGAATTTGAAAAGGGCTGGATCTTGGCTCATGGCGATGAAGGCAACATGAATCCTAACGCTGGTCAGACTGCCTTAAATCTTGCCAAAAAGGCAGGAAAGAGCGTAGTTTGTGGGCATACCCATAGGCTAGGTATGTCAGCCTACTCAGAGGGGCTTTACGGGGCTTACAGACCCCTTTATGGGGTTGAAACAGGCAACCTTATGAACCGAGCAAAAGCATTTTATACAAAGGGCTTGGCTAACTGGCAAATGGGCATAGTCATCATGGACTGGGATGGCAAGAATATGAATGTGCAGATGATCCCAATTAACAAAGATGGCAGTTTTACAGCTCTTGGAAAGTCTTATGGGGCGTGAAACCGACTATCACGACCGCACGATTGATGATCATATCGATGAACTTGAGGATATTGGCGTTATCTAATCGTTATAAAACACGCCGAAAGAAATTAACTAAGCGTCCTTGATTTAGGTCATACTTTATGTATGCACAGACCGCCTGTGTATATGTAAGGGAGCAACATGAATACATGGCTAGAACTAAGAGATCTTGGCTTAGATGTCGCAGCAATAATGCTAGGCATAGGAGTTATTTACTGGATTATTTATGAGATCCGAGATACCGCATTCCAGAATGGTTATTGGAAGGGTCGGGCTGATGGCTGGAACATGCATCGCCGAATGACCAACATCAAGGCACAGTCAGATGAGGTCTTTGACTATGACAAAAACTGAGGAATTGCTGAATGAGGTCATTACAACGATCCAACAGCGTGGAAGTGTGTACGGACATCCTTACTATAACCACAAACGAATTGCAGGTCTTTGGTCTGCATATCTCGACTTCCCTATCACACCACATCAGGCTGCGTTATGTATGGCATTGGTCAAGGTTTCTAGGCTTAGTGAAACCCCAGATCATTACGACAGTATCAAAGACTTCATTGCCTATGGCTCTGTCTATAAGACAGTCCTCGATGCAGTCAAAGATGAAACATTTGAATGGGAGGATAAGTAATGGCGTTTAATCTTGAGGATTATGAGGATGTTGCCACATTAAACAAATGGTTTATTAGTAACTACCCAATGGGTCGATCAGATATATCAGTAATCAGCCACGATGCTGAGAAGGGTTATATCTTGGTTCAAGCCACGCTTTGGCGAGATGCAAAAGACACATCTCCAGCAGTAAGCAACATTGCTTTTGGATCTAGAGAAACTTACATTCCTAACATGAAAAAGTTTTATGTTGAGGATACTGCAACTTCCAGCCTTGGCAGGGCAATAATCTTACTGAAGGGATCTGACAAGACTGCAACCAAGGATGACATGCGAAAGGTTGAAACCAATCCATCTTTTAAGGAAAAGTTGGAAGCCCGACAAAACATGTATGGCAAGGCCGGATCTAAGTCTGCACAAATAGAAACCATTTTGAGAGATAGTTTTGAGGCCGATAAAAAGCCTGAACCAGTTGCATGGTCGGTTGGTGATGTAGTTGCTGAAATAGGTGCATCAACACCAAACGAGCCACCTGCATGCGAACATGGGCATATCTTAAAACAAGGAATTTCCAAGGGAGGAAAACCCTATTTTGGATATGTTTGTAAAGCAAAACAATGTGATGCTAAGTGGGCAAAACTTACTGCTAATGGAAAATGGTATTTTGAAGGAGGTGAATA